CCGCTTGGCGCATCCCACAACTCAACCCTGTAATCAATATCCTGTATACTCTTAAATGAGCCGTAGTAAATGCGTGCCATTATCCCCTATTTCTGTCTTTGTTATATCGTTCCAAAACAATTGCCAAGTCGCGCCCCTGTATTGTAGTGCTAGCAACAAATCCGCTTTGCTCGTTTGTGTTTAGCATCCCCTTCAATTTATCCAATGGCGCAATTACTTCAGGGTTAGAACTCGCCCCGGGATATTCTCCAACCAATCCCAAAGTCGGACCGCTGACAATACCGCCCTCTGCAAAGGCTGTCATCTCTGGCCCTTTGTTTAGCATGTTAGTGATCACCGCAGAACCTGCAACCAAGGCAACCCCCGCAGCAGCTGCGAGCACAGGGTTAGAAATCAATAACTCTTTAAAAGCCTTAGACGCTGAGGCCGTTGCAATCAATGCTTGCCCAAATGATTTCATAAAGCCCGCAACCGCCTTTAACAACTTTTGCCCAAAGGATTCAAAACTACCAATTTGCCCCGTCATAATATCACCCAACAATACCCCGAAATCTTCGAGGCCCTGGGCGGTCATGCTGTTAAACGCTTGGTTAACTCCAGACATCGCTTCTTTAAAACTGTCTGCATATTCCTGCGTTTTCCTTGTAGCCTCCGCAGCAGCGGCTGCGTGTATTTTATAACTTACCGAACTAGTGTCGGCCATGGCTTGCAGTTCTGCAGATAATTCTCCCACAGAAGTCGCAACCATTGCGGGGCCGCCTTCAGTTCCGCCCATGCCCACAAGCTCATCATTCAAAGCTTTAACAGCAGGCGCCGCCATTTCCATGGAGTTAATAACATCCTCCATTTTTTCAGGCTTTATCTGATCCTCGATTGGATTCGTTATTGCCTTGCCTGTATTCTTTTGACCAAATACCTGCGCCTCTAACTTTGCTAATTCTTGCGCATTGTTTTTGGCATCCTTTAAATCGTCTTTTCTATTCTCCGCTAACTGATTATTTTTTTCAATGTCAAGCGCTACGACTTTATCTTTATACTCTTGGTTTATTGAATACTTTAGGTCGCTTTCTAGCTGTGTATATTTAGCGGAAATTTCTTTAATTTTTTTAGCGTTGCCGTCTGCTAGATACATTTCCTCGGCACGTTGTTCAGCCAATCTAAATAGCGCCTCATTTCCGTACCGAATGTATATGGCCTTTTGACGCTTTAAACTTTCTTCTTTTAACTTTAAAATATACCCCTCGCTCTTGCCTTGCGCCTTTGCCTGGCTTATTGCTAACTCGGTTTTTCTTTCCTCTTCTTTTATTTGCCTTTGGCCAAGTGTTAAAGATCGTTCCTGTATTTTTTGAAATTGCTCAAGTCGTTTCTTTGCTTTGTCGATTTCGCTCGACATATTTTGAAACACCGTAACAACAAGCCCAATAGCAACCAATATAGCGCCCGCCCCTGTGGCCAACAATGCCGCAGAGTAAGCCCGTGCTGCAACAGTTGCCTGCCCCATCACGTAGTTTTGCAGTTTTGTCATTGCCACATTGGCCCCTTTTCGCACAGTGCTCTCAGCTTCTAATGAACTCATGACGGCCTGCAATCCAGTTACTACAGACATAGCCGCATGAAGTTTCATCATGGTCTTTTGCATGTCCTCGTTTTCTGCACCTAGCAAAGCGGTAATACCTTGCAATGCTCCAAAGGCTCCAGTTACTGCCTGCACTCCGCCTAACACCGCATCAATTCTGCGTGTATCACTTGCGAAATATGCAACCTCTGCACGTGCATCGCCTATGCTATCTTTTATCCTACCCGCTTCACGAATAAACTGATCTGCAACTTTACCAAACTCTGGACCCAATGCCCGCGCCTCCATTGCCAACTGAGTCAACTGCCTGACAGTGCCCATCGTTGGGTTACGGGTTGCAATGCTTGCTAGCTTTTCCTCAATGCTTTTCGCACTCTTTGCAACGTCGGCAGACATTTCACCGCCCGCCTTTTTTATTACTGATATCGCATCATTAAAGCCCTGTCTGAGCTTCTCAATGTTTGCGCCAATTACTATATTTAACGACCTTGCCATGCTTACAATTCTATTTTAAATCCATCTTCTAACAAAATGAAATCACCACTTTCTAACAATAGCAATTCGGTTACAACTGCAACGGTGTAATAGTTAATAATAAAGTCCTGAGCAACGTGATAAATTCCCGCAAATCCTGCCTCATCTTCAACCAAATGCACTTCGCCATCGAACTCAATCGCCTGGCAATAATAGTCATTAAATATATTTGGGTAACTCACAGCCTCAAATGCAGCTCGAACTTGCGCCGCCACTTCTGTAGCGCTTGCAAACGTGGTGCCAAAACTACTAACTTGCACCCGAGCAAAGTCTGTGCGTGAGTGGCTTGTGTTGGTAGGGCTTGCAATTACGCTGACTAAATTATAAGCGATTGCAGGAAATGCAGACTCTTGCGGAATCCGCAAAGGATTTAAGCGAGTGGAAACCAACGCCGTAAGGTCTGACGCATTGCTTAAAATGTTATATACTATTTTTATGGGTGCGCTCATGCCTTGGCGTCCGGTGTTAATTTATCAAAGACATGCGAATATAGTTTAACCGCTTCGTGAATAGACAAAAACTCAGGTTCCTCCCAAGGAAATGTTAACAGCCTTTTCGGTTCTATTGGCTTTTTTAAGTGTGGCGCCATGCCTGTAGCAACTGCCCAGCGGGTTATTTCCCATTGGTTTCTGTACTGCTGTTGCTGCGCCTCACGCATCCCCTCCAATTTCAAACGCCAAAAACGTGGCGAGCATTTCCAAAACTCCCGCTCAGTTAGATTCAATTCGCCGTAACTGATGCGCTCAATCTTGCGCCAAGTTAGCGGTGCGCCGTCGCCCTTGGCTTTTACTTTCCCTCTGGCTCTTCAGTGCTAAAGAAATCACTAACGGCCTGCGTAAATCCGTCCAATGCAGGGCTCAACTCTGTAAATCTTTTAACCGATGCGCCCAACTTTTGGATCGTGGGGTATGGCGTTTTTTTGCCGTCGGCTTCGTAGCCTTCCAGAATCCCGTAAAATGCGCAACTTAGTGCGAAGTCCATAGATTTGGCAAGGTCTTTTTGCAGGTTTAGATCTGCGAAATTTTCCATCCCAGCCAACTGCATAACATTGCGCAGGCTGTTCATGTTAAACAAAAGGGGGTGCTGAACACCCCCGATGATAATGTGGCTCATGCCACAAAGATAAGACAAATAAATTATGAAACGGTGCCAATAGTCAAAGCGCCTGTACCTTGCAAAGTTCCTGTGAAGGTTGCTTTGTCATTGTTAGGTGCGCTCAAAGACAAGCTGCTGAAGAAAGCGCCGCCTGTTAATTTTTGATCTCCTGTGCTGTTGGTAGTCATTACAATTGTAACAGAAGTACCCGCTAACAAATCGGTCAAAAGATCTTTAAAAGACAAACCGCTTGTGCTCACAGATGCATCTTCTTCAAAAATACCTTCAACGTTCAAAGTGTAGCCATATTCGCCGGCGATAAACTCCTTTGCGCCTGCGCTGTCTTTGTTAGTAACGTCGATCATATCTTTAGAAATGTCGATTGAATGAGATGTCGCGTTTGCGATTTTGGTCAAGGTTCCGCTAACATCTTTATAGATGCTTATCAGCGTGCCGTTTACTGGTCCAGAGATTGCCATGGTTATTTATATATTAAATTATTTTTCTTTGCTAAATCGGCAATGATTTGATCAACGCCTTTCATTATGTTTTCCTCTACGCTTGTGGCGTTTGAATCGACTGCCCTTTGCATAAAACGCACCGGGGCAATAGATCCTGTATAGCGGCCTGTGCTCGATTGAATTCGCTCAACTGTGCCGTATTCATACATCACGCCCAGATAGTTATTGTGGTACTCCTTGCGCAAGCCAATCAAAGCCTTGTCAAAGTTGGCGTTGTCCTTGCTATTAATAAAACCGATTGAGTCCCGCAAATCGCCTGTATCAACTGGCACTAAAGATTTGGCTGTTGCGATAATTGGGCTTGCGCTTTTCTTTAAAACTTGCTGGAGTTTACGACTTTTCACACTGACCCCAATAGCCTTTAAGGCTTCCAAGGTTTCAGCGAGTCCGTCGATTTTTTCCATTATTGCGTTAATTCAGTTTGTAGTTTCAAATATAGATTCCGCTGAAGGTTTGCTATGTTAACAATGTTGTGCGCTCCGTTGTCATCAACTACCCTATGCTTAACGCCTACGGCAGAATTGAAACGAATTGTATACATCACAATTTGCTTATGCTCGCGCCTGTCTGCGTTTACATTCTCGGCGCCACTTTCTTGCTCAACACGCTGCGCCCAGGCGGTTGCGTATTCCGTCCACGTTTGCAGCTTCTCGCCTGTGTTTGTATCTATGGTTTCGGTGTAACTTTGCAGGCTTACCAAAACATCCATTAACCCCGCATTCATCAGATCATGATTTGGATTTTGTACGGATCGAGTAGGTAGTGGAAGCCAAAATTCATTTCGCTGTTAATACTCCCCGCAATGATGGCCTGCCTGTTATCGTAGTACTGAGCAACCAACAACAGCGCCGCGTGCTTAATCGTGGCGGGCAGGATTGTGTCGGGATCAACAGAAGAAGTGCCTACAGGATTAAAACCCTCAGAGATTTCAACAATGTACTTAATCACATCATCCGTTATAGAGGATGGCGTATTTTCAAAAAAGATATTTCTGCTATACCCGCCCATTGGATCAGGCGAAGCCAACCAATCGGCAGAATCAAAAGCAACAACTGCCTGCGAGTCGTTCACATAACTCACAGAGTTAATAGCCAAGCAGCGCGTGTTTAAGCGCAGATAATTGCCCGAAGGTATATTTAGGCCATTCACGGGATTCACGAGCGCAGGCTGGCCCGTAAATGAGTCGAAGCCATACTTTGCCGTCCCTTTGCGAATCGAGTAGCCCAAATAATTACTGCAGGCATCAATTGCCATAGAGATAAGCCCCGAAATGTAAGTATCATCTGAGGAACTTGTAACCCTTAAATGGGTTTTTGCATCTGCCAAACTAAGGTAATCAGTGGCGGCATTTGCGAAGGCGGTATATCTACGGCTGACAAACATTTTATTCGGCGTCTAGTTCGGTTTCAGGGTTTACTGGCTTTGCCTTTTTGCTAGGCTTGGCTGGTGTCAATACTGCAATCTCTTCAGCAACACCCGCCTCAATTAAGAGCATGGCCTGCTTGGTTTCCATTATTACTTC